ATATTCATTAATATAATTATTATTATGTGTCTAATATTTAAATATTATCAATCAATTTTTACTTGCTTTTGTCTATTTTTTTTAGGAAGAGAATCTTTTGTTTCTTCAAACCATTTTTTAGCATCAACCATAACATCTTTTTGTTTTTTACTATCTTTTTTCAAATCTTGCCATTCTGATCTTACTAAATCAAAATTGCTTTTATTTGTTTTATTGTTTGACTGACTTTTTAATATAAATAATCTATATTTGATATAGATATTGTAGTCTGTGGGACTATTTACATTTTTTTCTTTTATTTCATTATTAGATGGTGTTTCATCTACATCATTAATAAGAGGTTCTTCTTTTGTAATCCTAACAATACTATCTTTTCTAATCCATACTTTTTTATTATTTTTTATTTCTACAACCCATGTATTTTTATCATATCCTTCCATTGATGAATTGGTATCATAGCCTTCGGCTGATAATCCAAAATGTAAGGGAGATTGCTCCTTTCCCGTATAAAACATTTTAGGACAGTTAATGCATGTTTTTTTTTTCACAGACATAATATTAAAATACTTATTATTATCACTATAATCAATTTTTATATAACTATAATTAACTTTTGTTCTTATTAATATAAAAAATGAATGATATTCTTATAATTATATGTCATTTATCGCATATTAATTAATGTCATTTATTGATATTATTAATAATATTTTTGAAGAAATAATAAATTATAATTTTCATAATGATTTTACTAAAATAAAAGATATTACACATATTGAATCTGAAATCATATCATTATTTAAGAAAAAAAGTTATAATAACGAATTTGATGATAATGTTGAACAAATATTTTCAGGTATTATAGCTAAATATATAGAATACAAAGATAACTTAAATAATTTAGTCAATGATATTAAAAAAGAATATAATATATATCTCAATAATTTAGAAAAAAAGCATTTAGAATTAATTAAAACAAATAAGTATTTAATTGATACACAATAATTATGCTTCAATTAAATAAAGAGGTGTATAAAATATGGCAGCTAAACTAAATCCTGTTAATATTTTAGTATATTTTTGGATTTTTTGCCTTTATATTCTAATATCAAAAATTTTGTTCGGTTTATTTTGGTTATTTTATAAACTACTTGGTTGGCTCGGAATTAATATAGAAACTACATTGCATTCTACAATAAGTTATGATTCTCCCGTGTTAGGTGCTCCTTCACATATTTATGATATTATTACATCTGGTTCCATGATGATAGTTTGGGCGGGATTATTTTTTATAATAACTATTGTAATATTATTTTTATTGATTATTTGGATGATATTAGGGGGGTTTCCTTTATTTTTAAAAGAATTATCTCCGTGGAAAGAATTAACACCTGTTTTTAATGCAATTTTGAATAAAACTTCGTTTAAAAACTTATTCAATAAATATGGTAACGAATTAACAACAATATTGCAAGAAAGTTTACAAAAATATAGAAAAGGCGTAATTGAAAATTTTACAGACACTGAAATAGTTGAAGGATTTTCAACAGATAAACAACACATCGATAATGATTATTATAATGAAATTGAAAAATATTATAAATTAAAAGATAATTATTATATTGGTGCTTATAAAAGTTATAAACATAGTGATGAAGCAACTTTATATAAATCATATAAAATTATAATACCTGATATGGAAGAAGAAGAAATATCAGGTATTATTAGTGAAAATTCTACACTTACAGGAAAAATATTATCACGTTCAATAATGAAAAAAAAGCTAAAAATATGATATAATGAAATATAACATTTATATCTTATATCTTATTAAAAGTAGAGTATAATATTATCTATGGAATATTTCTCAGGAAAAAGAGATGTAAAACTACACGCTGAAAAACCCACGCAAGAAGAAAGTTCTGGGAGTATGGTAGATTATTTAAAGTATCTAATATTCACAACAACTATAATAATCGGATTAGTATTTATTTATACGTATATTAAAGAAAAAAATATAATACAATTTTATTATTATGCAACACAATATCAACTATACGATATTTACAAATCAAAAATAGCTTATTATGATATATTCTTTAATATTACATTTGTATTTATTGTTTGTATACTATCTATTGTATTATATTGGGATTCTGTCTACAAAAATGCTAAACGTATTTCTAATTGTAATAATATTATGAAAATAATTGATGAAAATAGTGTTAGCAAAACACCTTATATATATAGTATTATAATTATAAATAGTGATAAAATAGCATTATCATCGCATAATTTTTTAATTAAAATAACGTATAATTTTAAAGCTAAAAATACAAGATTTGAATATGGAACTGATAGAGGTAAGGATAATAATATTTTCAATATAATGGGTCCAAAATATGATGAAATATTGAAGACAGTTATTGAAATGCAAGCTTCGATAGATGAAAATAATAAAGGTAATACCAACTCAGATGAAAAACAACATATGATAAAATATATCAATAAAAAAGATAATATATATGTCTTGATAGAGAAACTTGATATTATTGATAATAACAATTTAGATTCAGAATTAATGAAAATTTTTAATCATAATGATAGTACAAAAAGTAATATATTAGATTTTTTAAAATTATATGATAATGATAAAGTAATTAGTGCAAATGATATTTTTAATAAATATGAAAATTTAATTTATGAAAACATTGATGATATTTCTAATATAAAAGGTTATATTAGAAATATTTATAACGAATTAATAGAATTATCGGGTATATCAAAATATCAATCTGATAAAATGGCTAAAATTAATCTAATAAAAGGTTCTGAATTATATAAAAATGCTAAAATATATAATAAAACAAAAGATTCGTATAAAAAATTTAATTACTTTGATTTAAGTACAATGTCTAATATACCTAATTCAAGTATCAATATGGTTGCAATTAATAGTAATAAATATAAATATTTATGTAGTGATAAAAATGGTAATATAATTAAAACATATACTGCTAATAAATTAGTTGAGTTTACAAAAGAATATTCTAATAATATTTCTTATAATACTACAATAATAAATAATATTCTATTTGCAAATAAAAATAAAGATAAAATATCATTATAAAAGTAGATTATAATGAGTAATAATAATTTAGTCAATTTAGTATTTGACGCACTTAGAAAAATTTTAATAAATATCGAAGCAAATGCACAATACGTATTTTATACATTATCATTAGTTAAAAATAATACAACTAATTTAACATATTATCAACACTTTATTAATTTATTATTTATATTTATTGTTGTTATAATTATTTATATTTTATACAGAGATTTAGTATACAGAGATGCAAGCAATATTAAAAGATGTAGAGAAATAGAAGATACGATTGAGATCAATAAAGATTATGAAAAACCATATGTATATAGAATATATATTATAGAAAAGAGTTTATCGCGAGATATTCTTAATAATTTCAGTATATGTTTAGAATATGATTTTATTAACGAAAATACAAATGTGATTTTTGGTAAATCTGAAAATGTAAAACCATTTACATTCTCTGATTATGTTTCTGAAACTGATTCAAAAAATATAAATAAATCTAGGTTTTCAAATGCTTTCACTTATTTTAATTTAGATAAATTGGATACTGAGTTTTTAATGTATGATAATGGTGAAAAAAAATTATATATTAATAAAAAAATAATAACAGATGTTAATTATATGTATATTGTAGCTGAATCTGATAACAAAAAAATATTAAATGATAAGTATACAAAACGATTATCTAAGTTCATTAGAAAATATGGTTTCGATAATTCTACTGAGTTGTCTCCTATATATAATATTTTATACGCAATTGAACATAAAAAAAATAGTGTTACTATATAAATACGTCATTTAATGCTTTTTCTAAATCACTAACTTTGCTTTGGTTTTTAATTTTAGGATAATCAATTATAAATTCTATATACATATTCCCCTTGTTTTTACTATTTAATTTCGGCATACCCTTACCTTCTATTAAATATTTCTTATGATTATGAACAACACCAAATATACTAGTATTAATTTCTATTTTTTCTTTAAAATATGGAATAGTAATATCTTCACCTATTATTGATTTAATAAAAGGCAAACTTATTTTATAGTATAAATCGTCTCCATTTCTTTCAAAATGTTTATGATTCTCTATTTTGATACCTATTACTAAATCTCCAGGTTTTATATCTTTTTTTTTTGGTTGTTCTCCTAGTTCTGGAAATGCTGTTTTGTAATGTTCATCTACCCCTTTTGGTATAATTAATGTTGCGCGCTTTTCTTTATTATATGTTCCTTTCCCATTACAGAGTTTACAATTTTGTTTCCCTTTAATTATACTTCCATCACCCTCGCACCTCCCACATATTGTTTGAAATGCTGTTTGAATTATACCCATGTTTTGTATCCGATGAATAATGCCCTTGCCATCACAATCTGGGCAAACTGTATTACAATCAGTACAATATTTTTGAATTGTTATATTTAATTCTTTTTTAATACCATCATATACATCTTCTAATGTTAAATTAAATGTTTTTTCAATAGAACCAGCTTTTGTTGGTTTCCTCTGACCGCCTCTACCAAATCCGCCAAAATTACCAAAAAAATCTTCTTCAAATCCTCCTCTACCCTGATTTCTAAAAATAGCTTCGAATATATCATTTGGATTTCTCATTGGTCCATCATTACCATTATTATTATAATTTTCATCACCACACATATCGTATTTTTGTCTTTCTTGTTCATTATTCAATATATTATATGCATTTGAAATTTCTTTAAATTTTTTTTCCGATTCTTCGTTACCTTTATTTTTATCAGGGTGATATTTCATAGCCAATTTATGATATGACTTTTTGATATCATTATCAGATGCATTCTTCTCAACACCAAGTGTTTCGTATAGTTTAAAATTTCCCATTTATAATTTTAATAATATATCTTTTATATAATATATTTTGAGTACATAATTAATAAAATCTCTTGAATATATAAAAGTTTATAAAAATCATAGAAAAATAAAATTATGTACTCTCTTTTTACTTTTTTGATTTTTTTTTAAGAACCTTCATTTTCTTTTGTTTAGTAGGTTTATTGGATTTAGCTTTTATAATGGCTTTGTAATCTTTGATAGTAATTAACTTACCTTTATGCTTTACATATTCTTTACGATCTCCTTTTATTTTATATATACATCTTGATTTTCCAAGAATTTCTTTTTTAGAATGTTTTTTTCCTCCAACAATAGCAATATTTTTTTCTATTATTATTACTGGTAGGTATCTATATGTTACATCAATTTCAGTAATATCAAATTTATTCGGACCAAATGTATCATCAGAAAGGGGCATCA